TCGACAGCAACGGCTGCCATTTCAGGTGGTCAAGTAACATCAGTTACTATTACCGATGGTGGTAGTGGATACTCTGATGTTCCAGTTGTTCTCTTTGAACAACCAAAACTCATTCAAGAGAAGATAAATGTTTCTTCTTATGAGGGTGATTATGGAACCCTTGTTGGTTTTGGTACCACAACTGTTGGTAATGATACTAGAGTGATCTTTGACTTTTTCATCGATTCACAATCATTCTTGAGAGATACGAAATATGTTGGTACGGCTATCACAGTCAGTGGAATCTCAACTGGTGACTTCTTCACCATATACAATAGTAACATTGGAGATGATACATTTGTTTCAATGTCTAATGATAACACAACAATTGTTGGCATTACAACCATTAACATTGATGGTATCTGGTGTGTCAAAGATGCTCAAACATTAACAACTAATGTCATTGGTATTGGTAACACAGTAGTGAGGAGAGTATTCTGCAACATCTCTGGTCTAAGTACAGCTTCATTCTCATCCACTTTCCTAACATTTGATTCAACACTCTTTACATATGATACGCAGGAGGTTGAAGTGTTCACTGGTGGTATTTCATCTTCCTTTAGTTTTGGTAAGTTTAGCTGGGGTAAAATTAATTTTGAACCTAGAATATCAAGTAGGGAGTTTAATTCTTATAATAATAATGGTTATGTTGGTATTTCGTCAGCTGGTCTTGTTCAAAGAACGAATCCATTGAAGTTTGTTAATTACATCTAAATATAAAAAGGTAATCAAAGAAAAATGTCTAGACTAGGAATATCTACAGGAACAACTCCTAATGATGGTACTGGCGATAGTTTGCTCCTAGGAGCATCTAAAATCAATAAAAACTTTGATGAGTTATATAATCTTCTCGGAGATGGAACAACTCTTTCTGGTATTGTTACTTCCTTAACTGCTGGTGACAATATATCATTGAGTGGTTCAACTGGTAATGTAACCATTACTGGTCAATCATCTGGTGCTAATGTAACCATTTCTGACAATCCACCATCAAGTCCCAACTCGGGTGATCTATGGTGGGAGAGTGATGCTGGTAGATTAAAAGTTTATTACTCCAATGTCTGGGTAGATTCTAACCCTGCTGGTGGAAACTCAGGTGGTGGTGGAGGAGGTATTTCTGGAATCAATATTCAGGATGAAGGTTCTACATTATCTACAACTGCAACTGCACTAAATTTTGTTGGTAGTGGTGTAGTTGCATCAGGAACTGGATCAACTAAAACAATTACCATCTCCGGTGGTTCTGGTGTAGGTAATACTAATAATATAAGAACTAATTTCTTAGAAGTTAGTGGTATCTCCACTTTTAATGGTGGGGTTGATATTACTGGGAATATAGATAGCACTAATCTTGAAACTGGCACTGGTTCCCTCACACTAGGAAATTCATCATCACAATTTGATATTAGATTTTCTCCATCGGCCGGAAGCAGTCCTGCGATTAGATATAATATCAGTGAAGGTATATCAATATACAATAGGTATAATGGTGGTGCAGATCTTCTCGCAGATGTTACATTTGGAGCTAGCCAGACATTCGTAAAACACATAACACCATTTAGTGATTCAACATATAACTTAGGTACAAACGGCGTTAGATGGGCAACAATTCATTCTGACAATATTGTAACTGGTAACGTTAGCGCTACTCAATTTGTTGGAGCTGGAGCTACTATTAATTCTACTGGTATGACTGTTACTGGTATTTCTACTTTCAATGGTGCTGTTGATGTAAATGCAAACGTTGAATTCAATGGTGATGTTGATGTAAATGCAAACGTTGAATTCAAAGCAAGTAGTGGAAATAGTTCACTGTACATGTATGATGAGAATGCAATTAATCTTGGCAGTAATAATGATGCAAGAATAGTTTATAATAACACTGGAAATATTGTTAAATTTGAAAGAGTTGGAAGTGCTGGTGAGATAGAAATTGATGCTGCACCAGTTACACTTAAACATTCTGATAGTGTAAGGTTACAAACGACTAATTATGGTATAAGTGTCGATCAATCAATTGCAGGATATGCTTACCTACAAGCACCATTCTGGAAACAACCAAATGGATCAACAGTCACAATTAATGTGACTGTTGCTACTAAGACCCAAGAACATAGATATAATGGAACAGGTAGTGGTAGTGGATATCTACTTAATGGAGTTCAAGCTCCATTCCTTACACTCACACCAGGTAGAAGTTATAGATTCTTCAATACTAACACGGGATCTCATCCACTCAAGTTTTATCTTGAAGCAGACAGGACAACATTATATTCTACAGGGGTAACCTTTGATAATGCTTACACTGAAATTGCAATAAGTGATACTACTCCGCAAGTTCTTCATTATCAATGTACTAATCATGCATATATGGGTAATGCGGTATATACGAACTCTAATAAATTACAAACTCCATATACTGTATCCGTTGGATCAGGTTCATCTACTAATGGAATTGATTCACCTGCACTAACACTATCACACAATAATTCAACAGTTGTTGGTACAGCAGGAACCACTGGTCAAGTCAAACAAATTGGTGGTCAACCATATTACTATGATGGAACTACTTGGAGAGCACTATTCTTATCAGAGGCTCCATTAACTGTTAATCAAGCAGATAGTGATTGGGATAATACGATGATTCGTATGAATTTCGATCAGGCAAACATTGGTGCTGTTACCAACTTAAAGGATGGACGAACCCCGGCCGCTACTAATGTTGATCTAGTCGCATCACCCCTAAAATATGGAACAAAATCTGCAAGATTTCAATCTGGCAATACTGGTTTAAGTTTCACACAGAATAATTCAGGATCTGTATATTATCCTTTTGAAGGTGCTTGGACACTTGAAGGATGGTTCTACTTTGATTCTTCTGCGCTTCCAAACGAAACTGTCATAACCAATTCTCATGCATTATTTTCAAATCTTCATACAACTACTGGAGTCCAGTACAACTGGAGGATTGGATTTTATCATGGTGGTTCTACTCTTTACAACTTCTATTGGAGTAATAAAAATAGTTCCGCTACTGGAAATAATGGGGCTGGAAATAGTAATACTGGATTTTTATTAGATCAACGGGGTTCAAACACTTTTGCCAACAACGCATGGCACCATATCGCTATTGTAAGAGAACCTGGCAATGGTTCGATTCACTACTATTTTGATGGTACTGAATCTACTAGAACTAGTAGTGATCAATTAATTGATAATCAGATTAGTGATCAAACAAGTCATTCTTTTAATGTTGGTTACTATGGTTTGGCTGGCGATAGTGGTGAATTTCAAGGTAATGTTGATGATATTAGAGTTTCTAAATCAGCAAGATATACAACTAATTTCATTCCACCGGCTTCAGCTCTTCCAATTACTGGTTCTACAACAACAGTTTATGAACCAGCTGATAGTAAGGTAGGTGAGATTTCTCTTGGTGGTTCACCAGCATGGACTGGAACTCCTGGAATTACTGCTTCACAAATAGCTGCTGGTCAATACAGGGCGACATTTGCTACAGCGTATTCCAACGCTACAGATTATGTTATACAAACCAGTATGAATGATTACACACCTGCAACAACTCCTGTTGGTATAGGTGTTAGTAGATTTACTACACACGCTGATTTCTTTGTAAGAAGAGTAAGTGATGGTGCCAATATCGATACAGGTAGTTTGGCAATTGATCTCTTCAAAAAGTAATAAATACCTTTAGGGGTTAGACTATTCATATGGCTATTTCATTTCCATCCAATCCTACAGTTGGAGAACAATACACTGCAGCAAGTATTACTTGGGAGTGGAATGGATCTTCATGGGAATCTCTTCCTCCCAGTCCTGGTATCGGACTTACAAATCTATCTGTAACACAAAGTGCTGTAGGGACTGCAGCACTTTCTTATAATAATTCAAGCGGTGCCTTCTCTTATACACCACCAGATCTTTCTAGTTATCTAACATCATATACAGAAACAGACACTCTCTCATCTGTAACTGGTAGAGGTGCTATCACTAATACTAATCTTACTTTTGGTGGTGGACTGAATGTGTCTGGTATTTCTACATTCTCTGGTAACGTTAATTTAAGTCAGGCAAATGTTGTACTTGGGGTGAGTACTGGATCTAGTGATGATAGATTAAAGTTTCATACTTCTGAAATTTATCAAGATACTCTTGCTTTCAGAATTATTAGTAATACTGGTGGAATTAATTTAAGAGGTGGATCTACAAACTCTTGGACAAATGCATCAGGAGCTGAAGAATATATCACCGCTACTGAAAATGGTTCTGTAGATCTTTATTATGACAACTCCAAGAAACTTGAAACCACTACTAGTGGTGTAAAAATCACAGGAGAGTCGAAAAGCGATTCAATAACACTCGAAGGTAGATCCTTTAGTATTTTGCCTAGTGGATCACAAGATGTAACATTCCAGAATACATTTACTGGTGGTAAAATTGTTCAGCGCGCTGCTGGTGATGTAGAGATACAGGGTTATCAAGGATCTACTTTGTTGAAAACAAACACTGGTGCTGCACTCACAGGTGGAATTAAATTATATTATGCTAATGGTCTTACCACAGAAGTTGAAAGACTTACAACTACTTCAAATGGTGTAGACATTAATGGTAATTTAAATGTAAGTAGTAATATTACAGTTGGTTCTGGTCAATCATTTGGTTCAAGCACTGGATCTGCTGCGGTCTATTATGGTGATGGATCTAATCTTACTGGTGTTGGTGGTGGACTTAGTTCAAGATCTGTAGTATCAGCAACTACAGGATCTGTATCAGTTGGAGCAACAACTAATTTAGATATAACTGGATTTAAATCCTATGGACTTTTAAAAGTTGGAATTAGTAGTGCTGCTTGGGTAAGATTATATGTTGATGCATCATCTAGAACTTCAGATTCTTCAAGATCCTACTTAACAGATCCAACTCCAGGGTCTGGATTGATAGCAGAAGTTCGTACAGTAACTGCTGGTATATCAACTTTCTTAATGACACCTGGTGTTATTGGTTATAATAATGATGCTTCTGTTGGATCTACAATATATACAGCAGTAACAAATAATGAATCCTCATCATCAACAATTACTGTTGATTTAACTGTACTTAAGATGGAGAACTAATGAACGAATACATAGTAACCTGTAAGAACAGAGATGACTTAGTTAGTTTATATGATGATCTAGAAACTCCTGGAGGATCCCTTTATATTCCTGACAGGGCAGTTGATCTTGTTGATAGAAGGGAGATAAGTCGTAACACCCACTACACATTGTCTGAAGAGGAAGCAGTAGAGGTTAGGAAAGACCCTAGAGTGATTGCTTGTGAGCGTCCAGCAGAGGATAGGGGTTTTGTACCTGATTATCTATGGGAACAGACTGGAGATTTTAACAAAACAACAGGAACATTTGCTAGTGATGATAAAAATTGGGGACTTTATAGAGTAATTGAAGGTGATAGTGTTTCTAACTGGGGTAGCAATTCAACATCTGAAATAACAAATAAATCCATAGCAACAGATGTATCAGGAAAAAATGTAGATGTTGTAATTGTTGATGGACACGTCAATCCAGATCATGTGGAATTTGCTGTTAACTCCAATGGAACTGGTGGATCTAGAGTTGTTCAGTTCAACTGGTATCAATACAATTCAGTATTAGGATATGGATCTAACGGTACTTATTCTTACAGTTCTAGTGGATCTTCACCAAATACTAATCATGGATCTCATGTAGCAGGAACTGCTGCTGGCAATACACAAGGATGGGCAAGAGATGCTAATATTTACAATATGGCTTTCTCTTCCACGTTATCAGGAACAAGTAATTGGGCTGAAAAGTTGTGGGATTATTTGAGACATTTTCATAAAAATAAACCAATTAACCCAGAAACTGGCAGAAGAAATCCCACAATCACTAATCATAGTTGGGGTTATAGTCGAGGAACTTATAGTGCTTACCTTTCGAATATTACATCAGTAACTTATAGGGGGACAACTACTTCTGTTAGTGGAACTACTTCTGAGAAAAAAGCAATATTAGAAAGTAATGGTATTCCTGTTCCACAAAGTAGTTTCTTGTATAGGGTTCCATTGAGAGTGACAGCAGTAGATGCTGATATTCAAGATGCTATTGATGACGGTGTAATTGTCATTTCATCTGCTGGAAATAGTTATTGGAATTGTTCTGTTTCAGGTGATGCTGATTATAATAATACTTATGTTAACTCAGGATCTACAGTATACCATTCACAAGGTTCATCACCAGGATCTGCTGATAATGTTATCTGTGTTGGATCAATTGGTTCAAAAGTTGCTGAATATAAATCCAACTTTAGCAATTGGGGATCAAGAGTAGATATCTGGGGTCCTGGTAGTGATATCATTTCTGCTGTTTTTGATCAATCAAGTGCTACTAGTGAAGGTTATGGTCCTATAGTTGCTGACTCAAGAGATTCTTCATACTACCTTGCTTCAATTAGTGGAACCAGTATGTCAGGTCCACAAGTTTGTGGTGTCATAGCATGTATTGCTCAAAATCAACCTAATATCACTACTCCTGAAGTTCTTCAATATTTAAAAGAAAATTCATTACCTGAAGTTGGGAGTTCTAGTGGATCTGAAAATGATGATTATGAGACTTTTGGTTCAACCAGTCATAATAGATACCTTTTTATAAGAAGAAAAAGACCAGCAAGTGGTTCTCTCCAACAAACTACATTTGGTAATAGAAATCCTGATTTTTCTGGGGTAAAATACCCTAGAACAAATAGATCATATACAAAGTAAATTTTCACACATAAATAAGAAAAAAGTCCTAATAAAATGGCTGCGATTATAACTGATCAACTTCGTATTTTGAATGCAAGGAACTTTGTGTCGGGCGTTCAATCTTCCACAAATTCTTATTATGCTTTTATTGGTTTACCTAATGCTACGGAATATCAGTCTAATTGGGATACTAATCCGCCATCTCCCAAAGATAGTCTTAATGACTCTAATGACTATTGGGATACAATGTTGGCTCTGAAGAAGATTAATGCTTCTGATATTAGTCAAGTTGTTAGGAAAAATGTCTGGGCATCTGGTATAACCTATGACATGTGGAGAAATGACATCAGTAGGGACAACCCATCCCTACCATCAGGTGCTTTTGATATATATTCGGCAAACTACTATGTAATGAACTCTGACTATAGAGTTTATGTATGTCTTTATAATAATGCAAGTGTTGAAAATAACTTCCAAGGTGGTCCGTCTATTGATGAACCTGGATTTACTGATTTGGAACCAAGATCAGCTGGTTCAAGTGGTGATGGTTACATCTGGAAGTACCTTTATACGGTAAAACCAAGTCAAGCAATCAAATTTGACTCCACTGACTACATCCCAGTTCCATCAAACTGGTATGACCCTAGTTCCGATGATGCTGTAATAAGACAAAACGCTTCTACAAGTGGTCAATTAAAGATTGTAACTGTTAGAAATCGTGGTGTTGGTCTTGGTACTGCTAATGTTACTTATACAAGGGTACCTATTGATGGTGATGGTGTAGGTGGAGAAGCTACAGTTGTCATCAATAACGACTCAAAGGTTGAATCTGTAACCGTATCAAGTGGTGGGGAAGGATATACCTTCGGAACTGTTAATCTTAAATCTGGTGGAGTTCCATCTGGGTCAACAAAACCAATATTTAATGTCATTATCCCACCAAATGGTGGTCATGGTTATGATGTTTATAGAGAACTTGGAGCATATAACGTTCTTTCATATGCTAGATTTGAAAATGATACTGAAAATCCAGATTTTATCACTGGTAACCAGTTTGCAAGAGTTGGGATGATTGAAAACCCATTGGCTTTCAATTCTTCAACAAATTTGAATCTTGATAAAGCAAGTGCGGCTTATGCTTTAAGATTGAGTGGAATTGGATACAGTTCAGCAACATTTACACCAGATGATTATGTTACTCAAACCGTTGGTTTGGGTCACACAGCTGTTGGTAGAGTCGTCTCTTACGATCAAACCACTGGTGTTCTCAAACTTTGGCAAGACAGAACAAACTCTGGATTCAATAGTGATGGAACTTTAAACTCGAATTCAATTTATGGATTCGAGGCATATAGATTCACTTCTAGTGTTTTGTCTGGCGGATCACTTGTAATTAATGGTGGGTCAGTCAATCTTGGAATTGATACAGTATTTACGGGTGTAAGTACTGTAATAAATAATAGG